ATGGTGGAATACTGTGCCCAACCGGAGGTCAGGAAGCCAGTGGCGGTAGTCACGTTGCAAGCAATGGTGTTTGCCGACCAAGAACCGAATGTCTGAGACACAACGTTCTGATCGAGCTTCCAATTCACGCCAGCAGAGTCACGACCCATCAAACCCTTGCGGTATTGCTCACCGATAGCCTCTTGAGGGACAAACAAGCCCTTCAAAGAGTCAACGATGGTGGCAGATGTAAAGGGTTCAACGATGCACGAACGGCGACCGTCACGGGGAGCACCTTCAGAATCAAGGTAAGCGCCAGCAGTCAGATAAGTAATCAGACCAGTTGGAGGAGTACCAGCAACACCAACGATGTTGGCAGTCTGCGATGCAGCCAAAGACAAACCATCACGGTCAATCTTGTTGGCGATAGCAGCCACGGCAGGCTTCAGCACGCGATCACTGAACATATCCAGCGACAAGGCCAAGTCTTGGGTTGTGAACTGGGTATCAACGTGGAACTGTGTAGACAAAGTAACAGGGACGCTAGTCTCGTTAAAGTCTTCCACGTTCAGCGCAGGGCCAGTAGTACCGATAAAACGACCAGGGCGGCGGACGTTGACGGTGTTGCCAATTTTTCCACCAACGACAGAAAATTGATCGTCATAGTTGCGGTCAACTTCCGAGGTGAAAGTCAACTCGTTTTCCAAGACCATCAACGCTTCGTTGGTGATCTTGCTAATGGTAAGCAGAGTATTGCTCATTTCATTTCCTTAATATTAAAAAACATGATTACCGAATTTTCCCGGCTTTACGAGCTTCTTTCCATGCTTGGTATGTACCATGAAACGCTCCATTTGCGTCTATTTGTACACCCATCGAATTTCCAGATGCTCTGATCGGGTTGATCGGAGGTGGTGCTTTACTTTTACCCACAGGATTACTAGACACATTTTCAGGTTTCCTCTCAAAACGTGCTTCTAACTTTCCAATCTCGCGTAACGCAGCATTCGCGGACATTGAAGTGATTTTTTTGGCTAGTTCTGCGTTATCTGCCAATTCATAAAGAATTCGCGGGCCTGCATCACTTTCCAAAATAGCGTCACGAATATGATCGGGGACGACCACATCGCTACTAGCCACCATGTCATCAAAATCAGGCATTTCCGATTTCGCTGCTGTAACCTTTTGCGCCCAAGAAGATATAACTTTTTGACGCTCTTGGTCTACCCTGCGATCACGTTCTTCCTGATCTCTTTTCGCCAATGCTTGCTCAGTAGACCATTCTGATAATGCTTCTGCATATTCAAAAGCATCACTGAATTGACTTGGCTGAGGCTTTGCTTCAGGAGTCCTTGCCTGTTGAGGCTGTGACTGCTGGCGCAAAGCAGCTACTTCTTTCTCCAAACTTTCCCGAGCTTCTCGTTCCCGTTGCGCTTCTTTACGCGCTTCTTCACGTTGTTTCGTTATGTCTGAAAATCGCTTTTCGAGTTTCGGATTGCTTTTGCGCTCCTCTGTCGGTTTGGCTTCCTTTTCTTCTTCAGGCCCACTCTGGTTATTTTCTTCCACTGGCTCCGAAGGAGTTTCCTCAACTTCAGCCACAGGTTCAGATTTAGCAGCTACGCCCATTTTTGAGAAATAAAATTCTGCCGCATTCTCACTAGTCAATACTTGACCAGCTTCTTTTTCACTTTGCATGAGTTTCCTCAAGGGTTTTCCCCGTCTACCTGACGGGTAAGGTTTGTGATTTATATCACGAATTTAATTAAATTGCTCGTTCCGTAGTTTCCGCCGAAGCATTTTTCAATGATGTTCTGTCCATATGAGCTAACAAAATGGCGACTTGGGCCTTCATTTGCTCAATTTCAAGCTGCGTCTGTGTTTTAAGCACAGTATCGTGAGCCTGGGCATTAACTTTCATTTGCATATCTGTATGGCGCTCTTTGTCACGCAACTCAATCTCATGACCACGGTTTGTTTCTTTAATTAGAGTTCGCTTAGTCTCAGCATCTTGCTTGACTTGTTCAATATCTTGGCGTTGTTTAATCGCCAACTGCATAGCCTGCATTTGTTGTTGCATTTCTTGAACTTGTTTTTTGGCTTGCATAAGTTGCATTTGAACTTGCGGTGGGATATCCGATTTCTCATCAATTTGAGCCAATGGATTAGATGCAGCCAAACGGTCGGCAATAGTTTCCGCGCCTGGAAAGTCCATATTTCGGAATACCAAATCACCAGCAATGCCAAACAATTGCTGATTACCGTTAAGTAAAGGCATCATTGCCTCTACCGCCGCCTCACGCTTAGAGTTATATCCTGGGCCAGTTTCCATCACAACGTCATATTGCCCAACGGTCATATCGTGCATTACTTGATAAACGCCTTGCTCGTCTTGTTTGGCTTCGTTAATAGTTACCAGATCAGGTTTACCGTCATCCCCAATAATCCGCATTACACGTTGGGTATCGTAAATTTTAGGCACAAGATCAAGAATAATCTTACCAACATGAGCGATTGATTTCGTAAGGTTGTCGTAAAAATCAAAGTTAGTTAGGTCAACCTGTTGTTGCTGACCGTTCAATGCCTTACCGGAAATGTTCCCAGGCAATTGCTGTGAAGGGTCAAAGATACCCATCAAAGTGGCAATATCTTGGTTAATTGCCTGTGATGCAGCCATAACGCCTGCTGGCGGTGGTTCAGGCTGGAGACGCTGTGGAGCAGGCGCTTGGTTTCCATCAATGTCAGTTTGTTTGTAACGCAATAACGGAAATGACTTGACGTTAGCCGCTGCCCATTCGTTTTCGTGGCCTTCGTCTTGGCCTTCTGCCATTAGCCATTTAGCTTTTGGAGCTAGTGCAACCGATTCGGTAATGGTTGTTTGCCAGAAGTTATACATCCGCTGTGCATCTTTGGCATGGCGCACAATACCAAACTTGTGGCGTTTATCACCGACTACAACGTGGCGACCGTAAACAGGCACAATTGGAATGTACTTACTAGGCCAATCGCGTTCTTCAATAACTTCAATTGCTGTCAGTTTCTTATATTTGACAGTTCTTTTGTAAGATTCGCGTTCGTTTTCAATGGTAAGGCCAGCAGCCTCAACCCTTGCAAAAAAGTCTTTACCATCAGCATATTGTGTAGTGCCATCGCTCAAAAGATACAGCTTGGCTTTCTCCATCACAACATAATAGTATTCAGCAACCCTAATATCCTCTTTGGTAATCCATTCAGATTGGCTGTCGCCTGTACCCCGTTGACTGAATGATGTGCCATTACCATCGTCAAAGCCTGGATACATTACTTTGAACTTTTCCTTGCTAATCATTGTGGTGATTAAGCAGCGTTCAGCATCATTACCGTCAATGCGGGTTGAATTTGGGTCAAAGTAAACGGTAAACGGGTTATCTACCGCATCAATGTAGATTTCTTGGTCAAAACTATCATCGCTGACATACTTTGTAATCAGGCGAATATAGCCCCAACCCATGCGAACAGCATAGTCAAAAGCAGTGTCGTAAGCGTTATCAGCGTTTGACTGCACTTCAATGTGGCGGCAGATGCCTTCAATCACTTCAGCGGTCTTGGCATTTGCTTGGTTGTTCATGCCGTGAACTTTGATGCGAGGGCGCTGTTGGCGTTGTTGGTTCGTTACTTGGCGACAATAACCATCAAGTTTGTTAATTGTCAGGATGGGCCGCGATTCAAGATTACGGCTGTTTTGGAGTTCTACGGGCCACTGTTCACCAGCGGAGACAAACTTCAAATCTTCTAAACCCTGCTGACGGTTCATTGTTTCTGCGTCATTGCACAGTTTGAGGAACTGTTTAGCCTCGTCAATGATTGGGTCGTAATCCGATTGAGAATCGCTCATATTTAGGCCATCCAACTGTTTGGTACTTGATAACTATTTCTCGGCGGTGCGCGTTTCTTAGGCTCATTTACCATCAAACCAAGCATCCTAAAAGCGTCTGCGCCGTGACTATATTGGTCATGCAGCGGGTTTTTGCTGAATTGCTTGGTCTCAGGGTCTACCTCATACCGATAATGTCTAAGGCATTGTAGCCCATCGTGACAGTTTTCCCTATCAAACCAGCAGTTTCTGAACAGTGTACGCGCTGCGTTAATGCTGTCAACTATTGGCGTTCGCGGAATAATCTTTGTTTTATAACCTGCACTTTTAACGATTTGGTCAATTGATCTTCCCGCCGCTGCAAGGGTTTTGTTCTCCGCATCATGTGGGAGCCAGAGAGTGTCATACACATACCCGTAGGTCTGCATCTTAGCAAGGTAATCCGTGATCGTCTTTTGCGAGTCCTCGATATACCGAATAAGGCGCGTCTCCATGCCAATGAATTGGACAAACCATATAGCTGTCGCATCTGACCAACCGAGGTCAAACACAGCGTGTACAGGCTTAGATGGGTCATAACCTACCTTTGTAATCCGATTCTCTAAGTCTGCTTGTTGGAGTTCTCTTGCGAATACAGCACCATCCACGGTCTGGCGGCAAATGCCTTCCCAGACGGTGTTATAGGCTTGCATATCCCGCAGCTTGAGCGAATCCTTCTCAAGTCGCAGCGTGTCAGGAAACCAAGGATTGTCGTTCCAGTTTATCTTTGTAACCACCGAGTTTTCAGGTGGATTTAAGACAAACCGCTGATAAGTCTCGTCTGTCTCTAGTTCCGGGTTGAAGCTAATCCAGATTTCAGACTGCTCTTTACGGATGGTTGGAATAAGCACATCCCACGACCTAGCTGAGACAGATTGCGCTTCTTCTACCCAACAAATGTCCACGCCTTCAAATGACTTGACGTTGGCGATGTTGTTTCGCAGGCCGACAAAGTTAAATTCTGTGCCGTTCTTGCCTCGAATGGTGTTCTGGGTGATCTCATACATCCCGCCCAGGCTCAGATCGTCAATCTGGTCACACAATAGCTTGTGAACCGAATCCTTCATGGAGGTCATAAACTCCCGAGCGCATAAGATGCGTAACGGGTCTTTAGCGCCCTTAATCAACAAGGCGCGGGATATTCCCCAAGATTTTGCGCCGCCGCGTCCTCCAAAAAGTACGCGATAGCGAGACTTAGCTGGCTGAAATAAGCAAGAGAGCTTCTCAGGAAACTCTGCTTTTTTGATTGTTCCACTGACTTCGCTCATTTAGACTTTACAAACGTGACTTGAATGCCAGAGATCAACGGCGCGCCATCTGCGCCTGTAATCTCTGTTTTGGTGCTTTCACGGTACTTCTTAGGGAATCGAGCAGCCATTGAGCGCGACCACAAAGAAGTGTTGATTTTGTCGCTATCTTTGTTTTCAATCAGATAAGCCTGCGCTTGTTCTTCCCACCAATATTGCTCATATTGCTTCGCATCGTCCAAGGCTTGCAGAAATTCTGGGTACTTTTCTTTCCAATCGTAGAAAACTCTTAAACTCATACCCAAATGTGAAGCAATTTGTTCTACTGATTTGCCAAGTTTCCCCAACTCTATGACTTGCTCACAATATGCGGGGTCATAAAGCGATGGGCGACCTACTGGACGCTTTTGGGGAGTTTCGGTTTCAGTCATTTTTTTGCAGTCTTTGCTAATTCTTTAAAGGCTTTTGCAGTGGGCGCACCCTTTGAGCCAGGCTTACGCATCTTCTCTACCTTTTCGCCTGCGGCTTTCTCAGCCTTAATGCGTTCTTGTTTTGCGTGAATGTTAGCGTAGAGTCCTGGTTTCATTTTGATTCCACCTCATCTGTATACCACCAAAGATTGCAGTTTTCACAAACAAACATACTGTCTGAATCAGCAAATCTCAGTTTAAATTCTTTGCATTTGGGACAACAATATTTGCTCATTAGCAGTTCCAGTTCTTGAGTGATTTTCACTTTTTCTTTGCCTGTTTTGCTGCCGCTTCACGTTTTACAGCATAGCTAATCGCTACGGCCTGCTTGACGGGTTTCCCCGCCTTTACTTCGGCTTTGATGTTTTCTTTAAACGCCTTCGGGCTGGTCGATTTCTTCAGGGGCATCTTTGCTCTCCAGTTTGGTTAACCACCATTGACAGTCTTGAATAGCGCCTTGGATGGCAACTAGGTTGACTTCCATGCTCTTTTGTTGGTTAGTCAGTTCGGTAATACGGTCTTTAATCTGTTGTTCAGTCATGATTCTTCCACAAAGCAAATGTCTTGCCAACTCATCTTGAGGTGGCGTTCGTTGTTAATCTTAATTTCCTCAAACTTCAAGTATTCATCCTTGTAGTCCTTGGCGAGAGTTCCAAAATATACCTTGTCACCCACGTTTAAGTGTTTAGCCGCATCAGGGCCAACAGCTATCACATAACCCACAGAGTCTGCCTCTGCGGTCTGGACGTACAAACTACTCTGGATTCGTTTTTCTGGCTTGACAATGATCTTGTCGCGTAAAGGCATCAGCTTCATTTCACCACCTTTGGTCTGCCACGTTGCTTTTTAACAACGGGGTCAACGACTGTAATGGTGTATTCCTGATTGACTTCAGCCAAATGGAATGCCGAAAACTCGCCGCATATCTCAGTATGGTGGCGGTTTTGGTATTGAGGATAACGTCTGCAAATTCCCATAGGCCCGTGGTCTTGGAAGTGCTTGCAGGCTTTACAATTGTTCTCAGCCAAATCAACTCCTTATCAGTTGTGAGGTTAGAAACCCGCAGTCATGCACGACTGCGAGGTTTCGCTTTATTTGTAGTCGGTACGCTTGTGTTCGTAAGCAACGTGTTCGCGGCTACCGCCTTTGAACTCGCCCAAACGACCGTCAATTTTGCCCATGTGACCGTCAACGCGATCACCCATGCTGTCAGCCTTGCCCATAGCGACACCGCCGACCAGCTTGGCTTTACGCTCGCCAGACATATCGGATGCGGTTGCACCCTTTGGGATTTTCTCGCCGCTTGCGCCAGGCATGAACTTGGTGCTGTTAACACCCTTCTCACTACCCATCTTCTCGCCTGTGCGATCAGAAGCGGCTACACCCTTAGGTGCTTTCTCTTTGCCGTAGTAACCCATGATTTTTTCCTTGAAATAGGCGAAATGCCTGCCTTATTTTACACAGATTTGCCATTCACGCTCATTTCTGCCCGTGTTTGACTTAACTTTGTTTCCTGTTTGTTCAATATAACCCAGGCGTTCCATTTCACTTAACCGCCGCGCGACTTGGTTTGCATCCAAGGTTGAATTGTATGAAATTCCGTCCTTGCCTTGCGGCCCATACCTTTTCAAGCAATCAATTATTTCTTGGTAATGCTCTTGTAAAACACTTTTAATTTTGTCTGCTGCTTCATAACTTGTCACTGGGTCTTCAGCGCGAACTCGCGGAAACAAGTTCAATGGATGACCGCCAAAAAAATTTGAGAGTTTCATAATTTGTCTTAAAAGGTGGGGTACTCGCTGCATCTGTAAGCGTCCGAAGCAACGCCACTCGCTTTAACAGCATCCGCTTTTCCCCGGTTAATCAAAAGCTAATGTCATCGTCCTTGGGAACTTCTTTTTCCCGTGGTTCATTCAAGTATGCCCATCCCGACCAGCCGCCCTCCATTACTGGAGTAACGTCAATCTTCAACATTTCACCGTTCTTTGTCTCAATAACTGAGCCAATACGGGTATAGCGGTTTTTTTCTTGGCCTTGACCATTTGTGTATTTTCCAGTGATGACCGAGACTTCTTTAAGCACTTTTGCCATGTTTTCTTTCATTTAGTTTCACAATTTTAGTTTCTAGTTCTTCCAGAAACTCTTTTACTTCAGATTCCAAACCCTTAACAATTGAGTCGTGGTAATCAACTCGTTTGATAAAAATCTGTAAACCTTCAGGCATTCTAGGGTCAAAACTTACAAAATCACACCACTTACGACCAGTGCAAGCCATCTGCCACATCATCTGTGTCAGATATTTTGCCGGCACTTTTTCCGATAACAATGTGTCAATGTGGGTTGAAGTGTTTGGGCATTTAATCTCAATCAGCCCATCATCCCCAACAAGGCCATCAGGAGACGCGCCAGCCTCTGTAATTGTTGGGTGAATGACAAAGCCTGTCTCGTCCACTAAAACGTCCGCAGCGGCCTCGTATGCCGCCCTGGCTAATGGCTCTTGATCTGTACCCCACTGCATTGCTGCATTGTTGTAGCTTTCAGCTTGGGTTCCGGTCATGCGTTCGCATACCAGTTGAGCCATGTAGTTTTCACGGCTTGTTGAGTAACCTGTTTTTGTCTTAGCAATAACATCAGCTACCCGCGAGGCGGTGACTTTGCCTAATCTGGCTGCAAACCATTCGGGGCTTCTCTGTTCCATCACAATTTACCTTTCATTTTGTCTTTTACTGCAATCACTTTCTTTTGCCATGTCGGTTCGCCATTAGCGTAGGCATAAGCCTTTACATAAGCCTTTTTCAAATCTTCCTCTGTCGTGGTTGCTTCGATTGCCGCCAATAAATCAACCATTGTTGATTCGTCAACTTCTGACTTTTTGACTTCTGTGCGGCGGCTGGCTGCGTTACCGTCATCATCTTCTGGAGCGATGCCGCAAGCAGCCATCAAAGAATAGCGCCGAGCGTAAGTTAGGGCGCTGCCGTATCCCTGTGGGTCGTGCTTAACGGCGGGAACGTGCAGTTTGCCGCAGCTAAGTGTTTCGCCAGATTCGTGGATAAACACGGTTTCTACAACTACACCAGTATCGGATTCTGAGCATTGCTGAACAAGAGCAATGCCATTGTTGTTTAAACCGTCCATAACAGCCTCAACGCAAGCGGACAGGTCAGCGTAGCGTGAACGGAAATGCGGGTTTGTAGCGGTCTTTAAAGCAGGGCCAAAGGCTTTTTGTGCTTTAACCAAGGCGGTGGCAATGTTTTTCATGATTCGTCTTTCTTTAAAATCTTGATTGCGAGTAAATGTTTGTCACCAAGGTGACGCACCGAACGTATCCAGGCTTTGATGTTGTGCCGTTGGGTAATGGTGGGTACATCTTGGACGCACCACAATTCTCTGGCGCGTTTAAGCATTGTTGTGTCCATCAACCCCTCCAGGCCAAGAGAATGGCGAACACTGCGCCGATGGCGATTGCTGCAAGGCAGTCTAAGATTTGCTCTTTCATAATTTGTCTTTCTGGGGGCCGAAGCCCCGTAAAATTTATTGTGTGCAATTTATGCAATTGCAAGGGATGATGTCAGTCTTAGCGGCTTGGTGCAATTCCATCATTGTGTCGTAGCCCCGTGTGTGAACCAAATCATCATCAAAGCGAAAACCATTTGGCAAATTGAGGATGTAGCTCATTTCATCCTCGCTGTGACCGTCTACATCTACGTCACGCACAACATTTAATTTGTATTTCATAACTTACTTTCTTAAAAGACCCCTGCGGAATTGCGTGGGGCATGACTGAATTATAAGGCAACTTATACATCATGCAAGTATTTTTTTAAATTATTTTGTAGGGACAAACCCTAAGTTGACAAAATACAACATAAGTTAGGTTATACTTGTTTCATGGAAAAATCAACCGCAATCAAACTAGCAGGGTCACAAGTCAAGCTGGCGGCTATCCTTGGCATCAATCAGTCGGCTATCGCCCAATGGGGTGAGGATGTGCCTATCATGCGACTTTATCAACTGAAAGTAGTGAGACCCGAATGGTTCAAGAACGAAAAAGCAACCGTGACAAAATCTTGGAGGCGCTCTCCAAAGGACACCTCAGTTCCAAGCAAATCAACGCCCTTATCCCCGCCCACAGCGAAACCATAAAAAAGATTCGCGTCCAACTTGTGAAAGATGGCTTGATCGAACAGGTCGGAGAACAGATGGGTGAAAAAGGTGTTGGCCTTGAAAAGATTTGGGCTTTAAAAAACACCAAACCCAAAGCGGTGAACGCTTTTGACTGGCGCAATTGGGAGACCCAGGCGCACTTTTCCAAGCGTGAACTTGCATACAGCAATAGACATGGCGACATGAAAGAAAAAAGAGTGATTGTTTACAGTCGCGCTTGATGGTATAGTGTTTTGAAACCAGCTAGGTGCGAAGTCATGAGCGCACCGAAAAGAGTTACCCCTTCTCCTGCTGTCGTTTCTTTCTAAGGGGCTTAAAAAAGCGGGCTTTATGCACTACTACCAGTTCAATATTGGTGACTACGTTAGTCACACACGGCATTTGTCTCCAATTGAGGACATTGCTTATCGCCGACTTCTTGATGCTTACTATCTTAGCGAACGTCCGTTGAACTCAGGTTTAGCGTCCGTTGCA